CCGCTCCATAAAGGAAGGCGTAGGTAACTGTTTTAACTTGTCTTCGAGTAATTCCGATCCTTTCTGCATTGGTTTGGTGTATATCTCCTGTTGTAAGGATTCGAGCATAACGTCCTTTATCGTATCTGGCGAGGTAGTGGGCGAGCATCCTGAGCTCAATACCACTAAGATCGGCAGAGACCAGAACTTTAGTAGGTGTAGCCGTAAATAGTTTTCTAAATCTTTCGTCACTTGGTACTTGTGCTAAATTTGGTTTTCTGTGTGCACATCGAAATGTGTTAGTTGCGACGGAACAATGGTGGTGTATCCTGTTACACGTCGTAACAAGCTTCTGCCATGCGTTCACGCCTTCCGAGATCATCCCCAATTTCTTGGTAATATCTAGACATCGAAGAAACAACTGGGCTGTCTCCGACCCAATATCCTTTAATACAGTCTCGTCCACGACGGGTTTCCCTGTCGCTGTCATCTGTGTCGGTTTCCAGTTTTCGTGTGTCTTCAGTATCCATGCTATGTGGTCTCGTGAGGTGGGGTTAAGTTGTTTAAGTTTTGTAAATGGGCATCCTTGTACGTACCCTTGTGTCCTGTTATTTCGCTTAGGTGTAAACACTGCTCCAGCAACGAACCCGTATTTTCTGCGTAATACTTCTGTAGCTTCTTCCAATTCTCTTCTGAGAGTTGATTCGAGTTCGTAGGCTGCTCGTTGGTCGAAATACCATCCATGTTCTTCTTGTCGTTGTAATATGTGTGCGACTTGGTGTTCTAATTGAACCCAGTCAGGTAAGGGTGGAAATGTTGGCATAGTTTATTTGTAACAATAACGTCTTGTTCGCAATAGTCCTCCATCTCCTGTGACCATTTTAGCCAGTCGGAAGTCTCTCCAAAGTTCCCCTTGTATTCTCCCAACCTGTAGCCATATGACTCCAAGGAGTGGCGACCATACAGTTTGGTAGGCATACCTTTGTGCTGTGCGTTTCTGTCGGTATTCAGCATGTCAGCGTGGTATAGCCTTGATAGTATAAGTGTATCTACAATCACACCCTTTGGTTCAAAGAAAGGGTAGATATGTTTTATCACTGGCAAGTCAAAGCCAATGATGTTATGTCCTATGATAGTGTCAGCAAGTTCTAGATACTGAACTCCTCTGATGATAGGGTCTGTCTGTCCTGTGTCGTTGTATCTTGTAATCTCACCTGTGTCGTAGTCCATCGTGACTAGACAGTGGATCTCTTTATTTCTTGCCGTTATCGGCGTTGTTTCTAGATCGAACAGGAGGGTAATAGGTTTTGTCTCTGAATTGTGCTCTTTCAATATCTGTCTCCGTAGGTGGTTCGGGTCTAATTAATCTAGAAGTCGACTGTTGGGTCAAACTCTGGTTGTTCTGTGGTCTTATTTTCATAAAATTTGCAAGTGGATAAATCATAATCTAATCGTGTAGCGACTCCAACCTCTCCTGAGTGACGGTTCTTAAGAACTCGCACAGTTGTTGTGTTGTTTGAATCTTCGCTCTGTTGGTCTCTCTCCAAAGCGATGACGCAATCGCTGATTTGAGAGATCGAATGAGAGCCTCGTAGTTGTCCGAGGGATACACGTCCTCCCTCCTCGTGCGAATTACTGTCACTGTTGCTTCTCCGTAAATGTGATACTAAAAATAATGTGATGCCTGTACGCTCTACTAAACTACGTAGTCTAGTCATGGTGGAATCTATCATTCTTCTCTCATCACCGTCAAGTCCTGACAGTAGGATGCTGAGGTGGTCTAGGAATATAACACGACATTCCAGTCCACTGGCAAGGTATTCGATCCTGTTGTAAATAACATCCGGGTCAAAGCTACCAAAGCCATCGAAAAGAAATACATTCCAATTAGCAAGCGTATTATCGAAATGTTCTTTGAGTTCATCTTCTTCGTGTTCTCCGATGTGAAGTGCTTTACCTACAGCTGCTGACATCAAGCCGAGAGCTGTACGTTTTGTATTGGACTCCAGTTCTAAAACACCTACTGTCTCTCCGCATTGGCAGAGTTGTGACGCTAGGTCTCTTACGAACGAAGTCTTACCACTGCCTGTACCAGCTGTGATAGTAATTAGTTCTCCATACCTGATACCATGTAGCATGTCATTGAGACCTTTGTATTGGTACTCGTGTGCACATGGTGGTGATGGTTCAGTAACTATGTCAAATAAGTTCTTACCATCTATGATTCCGTCTGGGCGGTATGGCTTGGCATCCCAGATGGCTCGTCTGATAGCGTCAGAATCCCCAGCTTGGAGAGCATCTGAAGCATCTTTATAATTGTCGAGTCTAGCAACTTTGACCCTGCCTGATGGGAGTATTCCCGAGGCAAGTTCAGTGGCCTTACGCCCTGCCTCATCGTTGTCGAAGAAGAGGACGATTTCTTGGTATCCCTGTAAGAATGGGATTTGTTTTTGTAAGTCCTTTTTGGCACTTGCCGCACCATGAGGTAAGCTGACCATCGGCCAACCTGACATAACCTCGTAACAAGAGGCGGCATCTAACTCTCCCTCAGTGATAACAATTCGCTTGCCACTTGTAGGAAATAAGTGTTGACCAAAAAGCGTGTCTGTAGATCCTCCTTCGTAATGGAAGTCTTTTGATTTAGTCTTGATTTTAAAGCCAACAACTGTCCCATCTGCTCCATAATATGGGAAACGTAGGGTGTTACCATATCTGTAGATTCTGTAGAAGTTGTTGGTTCGTTCGCTGATTCCTCGCTTTTTAAGGGCTTCGGCTTCTCCGAGGAATCTTGCGGTTGTTGTTCTGTCATTTGTCATTATGGGTGTATTGTTGTCCCCTTCGGCAGGGGTGTATGTCTGGCACGAGAAACAGAACGTGTGTCCGTCAGAGTAACGTGAGTTAGCATCTGACGAGCCACAGTTAGGACATGGTTCATGTGCCACAAATTCTGATTCTGTGTTCATGTTAACCAATCTATGGGGATTGCGTGTACTGCTGCCCACTTGATGCCGTGCTTTTCACACCATTGGGCATAGGTTGTTTTGGATTTCTTGCTGATCTTGTTAAAAGGAGCTTGAAATACCATACGCAAGTCTATATCTGGATTGTCTCGCACGACAGCTAGTATCTTGCGTCTGTCGGCGGCATCCCAGAAACCTTTAGTCTCTAGGTATATGCCGTTGGGTAGTATAAAGTCAGGATTGTAGTGATGCTGTATAACATACGAGATCTTGTGTGTCTCATACTCATACACCACACCAATCTGCTCGAGAAGATCGCCGACTTGCTTCTCTAACTTGGACCTAAAAGTCCTCTTCTGAATCGTCATCTTCAGCTGGAGGTACAGTCACAGGTGCAGGGGCTGATGTCTTGAAGCCTTCAGTAGTACCGAACATATCGGCTACTGCTTCTTCATCCATGCTGTCTGTATCAACAGCAGCTCCCTCTCCTACAGCTACGACTTGTACACCAAGTAGCTTAAGACTACTACCATAGGTGACTCCATCTCTGAGGATATAAGGCTTCTGAAAGAAACCAAGCTTAACTGTAGATCCGCCATATAGAGGTGTCTTCTTATCTGTGATAGGTGTTCCCTCGGTGTCGACTACGCCGGGTCTCTTGTCCTCTCCCCACGAGAACTTAATTTTGTATTTACCTTCAGCTACCTCTTCCCATGGTGTAGGTTTGAGTGTAGCTCTCTTTGGGTTCTTCAACTTGGACTGTGCCCATGTAAGGACAGCTTGTCTCTCAGTCTCAAGTGCGTCGATTACATCTTCGCCAACAATAGCAGCGAGTGAGTAACCGAACTTACCGGGTTCAAGTATGGCTTGGAAGCCTTCTAGTTTAATCTCGTCAGTCACGTGGACGTTTTTAGGCATCAGTTTTGTTCTCCTTGTGGTATGTATCTATCTTAGACTGGATGTCAGCCTTTTGAGTTGTTAAGTAGTCAATCCTTTCGTTGATTGCTTTGAGTTGTGCGTGGTATTGTTCGTGTTTAGCCTTCTCTATGTCCTCTTTTGCCACGACGTAGATCTCTGTTGGTGCAAAGAAACTACTGAAAAAAGAACTAGGGGAATAGAAAGCCTCTTTATAAATGTCTATTGTCATAGTTAACAGAAAAAATAAGTGGATTCTATAACCGTTTCTGGTTGTAAATCGCCAATGATAGGCGGTGCTGTCTCTGCTCCTATTTGTCGAGCAAAGTCAATGAGATAGTCATGTTCTGCAAAGAGAATCATGTACTTCTCCCTTATTATAGCAGATAGTTTATCCATATCGCAACATCTGCTTAACACACTGTCATGGATTAGTGCGATTGGTTCATCAAAACTACGCACAGCGAGGTGTAAGAGGGATGCGTCAAGACTATGTATCAGGTTGGGTGCAGTGGCTGCCTTATGCCTACTGAGATCGACGTCGTTTGTCTCATCTGTAGCAACACTAAGTTGACATCTGCCGAGAAGTTGTAGGTCTAGACGTTCTACTTTCTTCTTCATAATCCGTTGCTTAACAACGAAGCCTGATGGTGTTGTCCATTCCACGTAGTCTGCTCCACGCTTGATAGACTTAGACACCTCTGTCTCGATCCATTTCATAACTGACATTGGCCCGGGCACGATCATGTGCATGGCTTCACGTACAGCTTTGACAATGGTGGTGAGGTCATCTTTATCGACCTCTATACCTTTCTCTTGTAGTGCTTCCTTAATGTAAGACCTGTTTGAGAATGGTTTAGCGTTGTATGGTATAGTCATAACAGTACGTTTGACACACTTTCTATCCCATACAGGGTGTACACTGGTTGGAATCCCTAAGCTTAGTGCTGTCTCCGCCACTTTAGCGTACGCATCTTGTGGCTTATCAGAGGGGACGACATTGACCAGTGTAGCAGTGGACTTATCCCGAGCCAGACCAGCAAGTATTTGCAAGCCTGAGCATGTAGCGTCGGTTGCCACAGGTAGTGATGTAGTATGTCTATCCTGTTTGATACAACAGTGGTAGTACTCATCACAGGCAGCTAGAAACTGCCATGGTTCTTCTGCACCTTCCCACTCGCCAATGAAAGCAATGGGATTGGTTGCGACAGCTGAGACAAGTGAGACATTATCTCTTGTCCACTCAAGTCTCTCTTCCATAGTAGCTTTGTCAAGACCATAACTGGTAGCAACTTGGAAGGCAAGCCATTTCTCAGACACAACATCTGCTTCATCAGCAAACTGTAACAAACTTTTTCCAAAGTCTGTGTCTTGTGGTGTAAGAAAGGCAGGGATAGGGTATGCACGACCACGGTAGTCGAAAGACCAAGGTATGTAGAAGACATTATCCTTGTAACGACGTACCGCTTCCATGGTCATGCGGGTGCGACAGGATCTCTTGAACTCTGCTGCTCGCTTATTCATTACTTCTGCCGCTTCCCTACGATACCTCTTACGGGATTCTTTGTTTTCTGCTATGTCGTA